TCCATCTCATCACCGACACAAAGCACCTCATCAGGTTTGAACTTGCGGATAAATGTGGCCACATTTTCTACGGCCTTTGGTGAGTGAAAGGGAACTTGTAAGTCGCTGATCACTACGATTTTCAAGGTTAGTCCTCATCCTCGTCATCAAAGTAATCTGGCATGTCTGGCAACCAGTTAGGACTAGGCAAGATTGTTGCTGGATAAGTCTGAGGTGCGGTAATTAAATAAAGTGCATGATCTACGCTAAAAGATGCCCTACGTAATGATTTGTAATACTCATTTAAGCCAATACAGTATTGGTCAAGAGCTGAGTAATCAGTTACGTCTATGACTTTTCTGCGTGCCATGACTAAATTATCGCTCTAAGAGTATGTTATAAATCTCATCAACACGCGAGTTAAGGCGTTTAATTTCGCCCAATAAATGAGTAATTACATAGCCAGATAATCCACCGATGATGGAGACTGTGGCTATGTATAGCGTGAAGAAGTCTTGTTGGTTCACTTCTGAATTACCAGGGTGGAAAGAGTAGCTGTGCCGCTTGAAGTAATGGCATAGATGGGATTGCCGTGGTTCTGAATGATTGTCTTATCGCCGTTGTCCATCCGGTAACCGTTGGCAACAGTTAGATCAGCCCCACCAATATAGAGTGTGCCTGATGATGAGTGAAAGTGGACTTCCTCAGCTGCCTGGTCATTAGCAACTACGATAGAAGCTGTAGTTGTTACTGTGTAGTTTGCGCTAGAGATTGTCATTTTTTAGGAGTCGCATATCCAAAGACACCGGCAAGGATTGCCCATAACACGGCGCGATAATCAAGTGAGAAGTTGCTTGCTGCCCATGCAGCTAAGAACGCACCGGACATCAGGAAGTAAGGATTTTTCATTATTTGCCTCCTAGCATAGGTATTTCAAAAAAAGAACTATCTGTGTCAGCTTTACCCTTATTGAATGAGATATGGATATGGCTGGTATGTGGGTTAATGCCTGTGTATTTACGCCATTTCCAATTAAGGATTCCACTAGCGATTTTCTTATTATGTATGACGTAACTAATTCGTTTAGCAGGGTCAGACTTCGCAAATGCACGAAGTTGATCTGCCAAGTAGATACTTTCAGATTTGTGATTTGTGAGGTCTGCGTCAATGTCAAGGGCACGAACCCAGCCAGCAGCATCAGGCGTATGGTCTGATTTACTGTCATGCTTAGCGTCTCCGATAGTGCCGTCAGTTCTACGGTCGCGGTTCGGATATGTGTCATCTACTTGCTCACGCAGCTGAATGACGCTTTTACTTAGACGGGGCTTCAAGGTATGACTCCGGTTCTGGTGTAATCCACTGACAAGTTTCCTCATCAAAACCAATTTGATTGTCTGGTTCTGGGGCGATAAACGCATCTCTTGTTTGGTCATAAGTAAAACCTACTCCAGCAAAGTTCTTACGTATTTTAGCGTTGTAACTCGTTTTAATCCAAGTGCCGCCAAGATTGTCCAACAACCATTTATAACCCTCATCACCAGCAGGATCATTGTTATCACCAACTAGAACTCTAGTAACTGTGTTTGTGTTATCTATTTCTGCCCAGTGCGACATCTTTATACCGCCGATTTCAAATAACGAACAATAACAACACCAGAACCACCATTGCCACCAGCACCAGCAGTTCCACCAGATTGACCACCACCGCCAGCACCAAGATTTACTGTGCCTGCCGTTCTATTGTTTGAGTTGTAATCATCACCACGGCCGCCGCCGCCGTTACCGCCTGTGCCACCAGTTGTGTATCCACCACCTGCGCCGCCTGCATACCAGTAATTGCCGCTAACTAATTGACCAATACCTGTTGCGCTACCCATTGCATCTAAAATTAAATAATTTGTGAAACCAGTTCCACCTGCGCCGTTGCCGCCGTTGTTTGAACCACCTGCTGCGCCAGCACCACCGCCACCGCCAGAATTAGCACCGCTGTTGTTAGATCCACCAGCATTACCATAACCAGTTGCTCCACCAGAATTACCTTGTGTTGCAGTTCCACCATTTTGTGAACCAGCTGCACCGCCTGCTGCGCCGCCACCAGAACCACCGTTACCGCCGACTCCACCCCCGCCGTTACCAGTTCCGTAACCACCACCAAGAGCAGTAATTGTGTCAATAGTTGTATTAGATCCTGCGCCACCGTTGGCGTTTGAAACTCCTGTTCCGCCAGCACCAATTGTTACGCTGTATGAAGATGGAGAAATTGAACGACCCGATTGCAATAACAATCCACCAGCACCGCCGCCGCCACCGCCGTTACCTGTCCAAGCACCACCTGCGGCTCCACCAGCAATAACTAAAATATCTACTGTTAAAGCTGCGTTTGTGATTGCTAAAGTGCCATTGCCTGTAAAACTTCGATAAAAATAATTTGTATCAGAAGTAAGAGTTCCACCAGTAACAACTGGTTTTTTAATTTCGGCGAACAATCCTGCTACTGCGTTGCCAATCATTATCCGATTGCTCCAGCAATAATCCAAGAATTCGCACTTTGACGAATTGCAACACAAGAACGATATTGTGCAAGAGTTGGTGCTGCTGATACTGCTCCAGCTGAGACGATAGTTACGCCTGAGCCAACTGCGAAAGTTAAAAGTCCTGCACCTGTGTTAATAAAGGTAATTGCGCTTCCTACCGCTGCGGATGTAAGTGTGGAGTCCGGTGCGATGGTTACTGTCTTAGTGCCTGCATTAGAAGTAAGGATGGCCACTTGATATAAATCGCTGTTAGCGACTGTATAGGTAGAACCGCTTTGTGTGGTCAGTGTAAACGTAACCAAACCATTAAACATAGCAGCTGAAAGAACATCGCCTGTTGCTGCTGGAAATCCTGTTGCCATTTATTACCCCTTAATATGTCATTACTGACGTGCCGATTATACCGTATAAAGAACTGCCTATGATGAAACTGTCTATGATTGGCTCACTTGTCACAAAGGTTGTATTCCAAGTGCCTGGAGTAATTTCGTGGCTTACTCCCATACATTGCAAAGTCTTGTCTATAACTGTGCCGTCTTGCCCTACGTTCTTGACTCGTATTGTGTCAAAGAAATCTAGGGTTAAAGCTGCTGTTGTGCCTGCTGCATAGTCACTTGTATTTAGATCGAGGTTAAGTGAGTCCACTCTCAGCGTGGTTTCTGCTCTTGTAGCGCAATAGGCAAGGGCAATATCTAAAGCCTGAGCATCTGTTTGAACTAGCAAGTCTGTTGCTGTGTAAGAGTGTGGAAAATACTTGATTTGGCTAGCCGTGTTGCTCGCAGTTTGAGCTGTGCCACCTGCGCGTGTAATGCTGGTTGTGTTGATAATCAGTTTGTCATCTAGGGCAGTAACTATGTTGCGGTAATTGATACCTGTGCCATCATTGCTAAAGAATGTCGGATTGACTCCAGACTTTTGCTGGATGCTTAAACGGCTCTTAAATTGAGCATCGCCTGAGGGTTGAATATAGAACGCGCCTTGCTCTGAGAACTCCATATTTTGAATGGCTTGAAGTGAAGTGCGAGCAGTGCCAGGATCTGCTTGAACTGTGGTTGAACCTGCTTCAATATCACGCATAGATGCAGGAAAACCGATTGTGTCTAAAATGTTGGTTATGCGTTGGCCTGTTGTTTGACCAGCTGATGCGCCTGTAACGGTAGTAATGCTAGACATATTGAATAGACGGAAAGCATCTGAGAGTTCAATATCTACATAACCGATGTTCTGCTCTTTATCCCAAGTGTAGTTATAGGCAGTTGTATAGCCTGAGAATAGGAAACTGCCATTAGCTGATATGCGAACCTTACGCAGTGGCACCAACTTGCCGTAATAAGGCGATGATGGGTTTGTAGGGTTCCAGTCTCCGTTAGGGTCTATGACACGAATTGTTGCTGTGCCAGCCTGAAACTGCTCTTGTAGCAGGTTATAGCCACGCCTGATGGATACTTTACTAACTTGGTTTGAGATGTCTATTGTGTCTGCCGCGGCATCTGCCAGCGTGTTATACCCTAAAACACCTTCGCCAATAATAAACGGATAGCCAAATACGGCACCGGAACTAAAGTCAAAGGTAACAACTAGGGTTGGTGTTGCCACTACAAACCGCCTGCAAAACTTTGGATGGTGCTGTAGTTGTTGCTGTTGCCATTGGCTGAGTTATTGACTGAGGCTACGCCTATGCCATATTGCGCAGCTGTTGGATCTATAAATATACGTAGTTCGGTTGGAGTTAAAGATGTGTCGTATGACTTGTATCCACCGTTAATTGGAATGATGGAGTTCATGTCTGGGAAAGTTGTGCCTGGTGTCCCTTGACCGCCTTGTGAACCAGGGTTGTAACCACTTGTAGCGATTGTGGAAGGTATTGCAACTTTAGGCGCACCTAACTTGGCAAGTTCATCTCTAAGGTCTCTAACGCCCTTCAAAGCCGCTAAAAGGGCATCTGTGAAGCCACCTAGTGGATTGGTTGAGGATAGTTTCATAGCGGCATATTGTGATGCTAATAATTGTTGCGCTAGATTTCCTGCTTCATCTGAGTTGCCTAAAAGGATGGCTTGTTGCAGTTTGAGTCTAACAGTTTCATCAGCAGTTACCTTACCCATGAGCGCAGCGGTATTCTGAATTAAATCCATATTCATAACTGTTGAGGCTTTGTCTAAGACTGCCTTTGCTTTGGCTAGGGCTGTCTGCTCTTTAACTGCCTTTGTTTGTTTAGCTGCTAAAGCCGCCAATTCTTTTTGTCGTTTAGCGGCATCTGCGTCAGCCTTTTTACGTAAAGCAATTACTTTTAATGCTGCTGGAGACATATCAGGCATGTTGCCGGACATAGGATCATATTTACGGTCTTTTGTTGCAAGAGTATCGCGTTTGTTTTTTAATCCA